GTACAATGGGGCTTAGACTATATAGGTCATAGATATGGTGAGCCTTGCATAGCATGGCAACACTTTAAGGATAAGGGATGGCATTAGATAAACTAAACAGTAGGCGATACAGAGAGCAGCGAGAGCGTATCTTCTCGCGTGATGGTCGTGTCTGTCAGCTGTGTGGTACAGACCAAGGTGAGATGCACATCGATCACATCATCCCACGCAAAGCAGGTGGAGACCACAGCCTTGATAATCTGCGTGTGTTATGTAAGTCATGCAATCTTCGTAAGGGTGCGCTCAATGATGGCGTTTTTTTAGCACGACAGGCTACCCCCCCTGTCTTTTCAACCTATACCTCCCCGATGCAGTCCGAGACGATGCTGGACAGTCCTTTTAAGCAACGACCTGATCCGGATCAATGACAACTAAACCCAAAAAGGCCAAAGCCATACGAGGGGCAACCAAACCAAGGCTTCACAGTCCACTTCTAAAGGGTGAAAACAAGCTGCAAGATGTTAAAGACCTCTGCGAGATCGTAAAGATTCCCCTGCTACCTTGGCAGGAGTTTGTGCTGAAAGATATGCTCACGACCGATAAAAAAGGTCTCTGGATTCGCAAGACAAACCTCATATTGGTAGCCAGGCAGAACGGAAAGACCCACCTAGCGCGAATGCTGATCTTGGCTCACCTGATTAAGTGGAACACCAATGTCCTGATCATGAGCTCTAATAGAAGCATGGCCTTAGATACCTTTAGACAAATAACTAACCTACTGGAGACAAATGACCACCTCAAAGGATTCGTCAAACAAATCAGACACGCTAATGGAACGGAGTCTATTGAAATGCTCTCTGGAGCGCGGCTTGATGTCGTTGCTGCAACTAGAGACGGATCTAGAGGACGAAGTGTCAACGGGTTACTTTACATCGATGAAATCCGAGAGATCACAGAAGATGGATTCCGAGCAGCTACTCCAACTACAAGAGCTCATCCTAATTCTCAAACGCTTCTTACCTCAAATGCTGGAGATGCATTCTCAACTGTTCTCAACGACTTGCGAGAGCGAGCCATCGACTACCCTCCCAAGTCCTTTGGATTCTACGAGTATTCAGCACCTCAATACTGCAAGATAAACGATCGTGAAGCATGGGCTCTAGCTAATCCTTCTCTGGGGTACACGATCACAGAAGAGGCTATAGAAGAGGCCATCGCTACAAGTCCTATTGAAAACACTCGTACTGAGACCCTGTGTCAATGGATCGACTCGCTAAGTAGCCCTTGGCCTCATGGAATACTAGAGGACACATCGGATAGCACACTCGAAATGTCTATTGGGGCTTATACTGTATTCGGTTTCGATGTCAGTCCTTCACGCAGGAACGGATCATTGGTCGCAGGACAACTACTTCCAGATGGGAGGATTGGCATCGGAATCTTGGAGACTTACAGCTCTCAGGTAGCCATCGATGAGTTAAAGATGGCAGCATCGATCAAGGCTTGGTGCGATTTATACAAGCCACGCCTAGTTTGTTTTGACAAGTACGCGACTCAGACTATTGCAGATCGCTTGGCTAATTCTGGAGTTATGGTCGAGGATGTCTCAGGCCAGCAGTTTTACAAAGCGTGCGGAGACCTTCTAGAAGGCTTGGTTAATCATCGAGTAGTCCACAATGGCCAGCAAGAGCTGATCCAGCAGATGAACAACTGCGCAGCCAAGGTCAATGACTCAGCGTGGCGTATTATCAAGCGTAAGTCTTCCGGTGACATCTCAGCACCTATTGGCTTGGCTATGGTAGTTTCCAAGTTAATGATCCCTCAGCCTAAGCCTCAGATTTATACTTAGACACACCCATATGGTAATGTCAAATGCTTGACATATGCTATCATTTATGTCTATGGGTCTCTTTCGCAAAACTGATGCAACTAATGACGCTTCTATTAAAGCGCAATATGCACCTCAGATCTTGGGCGATCAGTTCATGCCCTATAACAATTACTACAGCCTTAGTGCATTAGCTCGTCAAGATGCTATCTCCGTACCGGCAATTAAAAGATGTCGAGATTTAATCGCGGGAACAATCTCCACAATTCCACTTGAGTATTACAAGAAATCTACAGGCGAGCATATTGCTGCGCCACGATGGGTAGAACAGCCATCACTTAATCAGCCACGCTTTGTAACAATGCTGTGGACAGTCGATAGCCTTCTCATGTACGGCACAGCCTACTGGAGAATTGAAGAGACTTATCAGGAAGACGGAAGAATGGCCAGAGCTGAGTGGATCGCTAACACTCGCGTTACATTCGACACAAACTTCCCTTCAACTATCGTAACTCAGTATTATGTTGATGGTATTCCAGTACCTATGTCAGGTGTCGGATCACTCATTACTTTTCAGAAAGATGAAGGCATCCTTAACACTTCTGCTCGCGCTATTCAGAGTGCTATTGATATTCACAAAGCAGCTTCTATCGCTGCACAAACTCCAATGCCATCTGGTTACATCCGCAACAATGGTGCAGACCTAGATCCTAAAGAAGTTTCAGGATTACTAGCTGCGTGGAAGAATGCTCGTCTTAATCGAGCAACTGCTTATTTGACTTCTACTCTAGAATACAATCCAACATCATTCTCACCTAAAGACATGATGTATAACGAAGCGATCCAAAATAGTGCAACAGAGATCGCTCGCCTATGTGGAGTGCCACCTTACTACTTATCAGCAGATCAAAACACGACAATGACTTATGCGAATGTTCAGGATGAGCGCAGACAGTTTATCTGGATGATTCAGCCTTTCATCTCTGCTATTGAGTCCAGGCTATCTATGGATGATGTTTCAACAACAGGTCACTATGTCAAGTTCGCAGTAGATGACACATTCTTACGGACTAACCCAATGGATCGCTTGCTAGTAATCGAGAAGATGCTTGCACTTGGTCTCATCACTACAGAACAAGCCATGGAAATGGAAGATCTATCTCCTAACGGAAACGAAATGGAAGACTAATGGAAACCCTATATATCGAAGCATCATCAATCGAATGCAGCGAAGATCGCAGAGAAATCTCAGGCAAGATCGTGCCAATGGGAACAGGCGAAATCGGCAACACTAATCTTGGTGCTTATGTCTTTGAAGCTGGATCTATTGATATTGCAGATCCATCAAAGATTAAATTGCTATCACAGCATGACATGAAAAAGCCAGTCGGTCGCATGACCGCTTCTGAAGTCCGCGAAGATGGTATTTATGCAACCTTTAAGCTAAGCCGTTCACAAGCTGGATCAGATGCTTTGATCATGGCCAGCGAAGGCTTGGTCTCCGGATTAAGTATCGGAGCAGAGATCATCTCATCGAAGCCGTCACGCGATGGCCACACAGTCGTTACAGCGGCTAAGTTAAAAGAAGTTTCTCTAGTAACAGAGCCAGCATTCAAGTCTGCTCAGGTATTAGAGATCGCAGCAGAGGAAGTTATCCCTGTTGAAGAAACCCAAACAGAAAGCGAGACAGCTGTGGAGAACACTCCAGAGACAGTTGCAGCACCAGTAGAGGCAGCAGCAGTTGAAGCTGCTCGTCCAACTGTTACTGCTATGTATTACACCAAGCCACGCATTGATCTATCAAATGAGGCTTTTCTAGAAAACTCAATTCGCGCGCAATTCGGTGATGAAAACGCTCGTCAATACCTAGCCGCTGCATCAGATACAACAACAACTGAGGTAGCAGGTCTTGTTCCTACTCGTCAGTTGACAGAAATCATCAACAACAAGTCAACAGCAGGCCGTCCATCAATCGATGCGATCTCAACTGGAGCACTTCCAGATGCAGGAATGAAGTTCCAGATTCCACGCGTTAAGACAGTTCCAACAGTTGCAGCAGCAGCTGAAAAGGGTGCATTCGATGATACTCAGGTTGAAATTGAGTACCTAGATGTAACAGTTGCTAAGTATGCAGGAATGCAATTATTCGATGTTGAAGTCCTTGACCGCACATCACCTGCATTCTTCTCAGAATTGCAGAGCCTCATGGCCGATGCTTACGCTAAGGCAACAAATGTTGCAGTACGCACAGCAATCCAGACAGGTGCATCAGCAGATGCAACAACAATCACACTTCCTTGGGATGGCGCAGAAATGGCTGGCTTTATCGCTCGCGCTTCTGACAGCATCTACACAGCGACACTTCGCTTTGCGACAGGTGTAATTGTTTCACCAACACAATGGTCAAACATCATGGGAATGGTTGATTCACAAAACCGTCCTCTATTCATCGCCTCACAGCCACAAAACGCTGCGGGTAATGTTTCACAATCACTTCGCGGATCACTTCTAGGTTTAGACCTATATGTTGATTACTCACTAACCGGCTCAGCAGATGGATCAATCGTAGTTGTAAACCGCGATTCATTCACATGGTACGAGTCACCACGCCTACAGCTTCGCGCTGACAAGGTCGGTACAGGTAAGGTTGAAGTTGGTTACTATGGTTATGGCGCAATCGCCACGAAGGTGCCTTCAGCTGGTGGAGCGTTCAAGTTTAACAACGCTTCGTAAGCAAGCCCACTAAGTACGCTCTGAGGGGTAGTAGCCCTTCTACCCCTCAGAGTCTTTAGAAAGGATAAAGGATGTCGCTCACAACAGTTGCAGAACTCCGTAGCACTCTCGGAGTCGGTACCTTGTATAGCGATGCCGTCCTTCAAGAAGTATGTGACGCATCTGATGCAGTCCTGCTTCCAATGCTCTGGACTCCTACTCAATTTGCAGTTGCTCATAGCAACATTCCTAATGTGGGCACTCTTTACTTTAACATTCCAGTAAAAGACATCTTCTATGTAGGAGAGTCAGTCACAATTGCTAATTGTGGTACTAAGTACGCAGGCACTAAGACAATTACAGCTGTCGGTGATTACTACATCAGCATGGCAACAAGTCACACTACGACAGTTAAGTATCACCCAATCGAGCCTTATGGCACTGTTGCTCCAGAGTCTTATACAGACTGGACAGCAGATGCAGCAGTTCAGAACGCAGCTTTAATGATATCTGTTGAAATCTGGCAAGCGCGTACAGCCACCCTTTCAGGCAGTAACGCAGTCGATTTCCAGCCA